GTTGTAGGTCTTGGTCTTGATTACCTCTTTCTTAAGTCTGGTCAGTTTGAACCTAAACCCACAGCGGTCGCACTCCGATATGGCGTTCTTGCCAGATGCGAAGCGATTCCCCATTTATGTGCCACTCCCGATATACATCTGCCGGGGCACAAACCGAACCGCTGCTTTTTCCTGATCCTGTCCTGCGGCCAACTGCCACGCCTCGTCGTACTGCGCCTTGAGGATTTCCAATCGCTGCACGCCTTCTGGAAGTTTCAGGGCGATGTAGTACGCCAACCCTGCGGCAAGGCAGGGCAGGAACCTGAACGGCACATCAAAGGTCTTGACGCCAGAGTTGGTGGCGTCCTGAATCCGCCGCATCCGCCAGTAGACAAACTGATACGTAGTTCCCGCATTCGGCGTTGGCCAGACCGTGATGGACTGCTTTTGGGCCAAGGTGATGGCTGCGCCTGAGCTATGCCCTGCGGCAGTGGTGCCGTCCTGACCCCGAGCGCAATTCAACAGATATGCGGGATTACCCCCAGACGCCACCTGTACCTCGTTGTAGGCAATCAGTTCCGCGCCAATCTTGATGAACCCGGCGTTGGGCACACCCACCAAGGATGTGATGGGAATCTGCGTAGTGGTGCTGAGGATGTTTGCTTGCAGCGTTCCAGCCAGCACCGAGTCATGCGCCGTCAGTTTCTGCACCCAGACCTGAATCGGCCTTCCCTGTATCAGCTTATTGGGAATCGTGGCGTATGTGCTGACGCTAATACGGGTAATCGTAAGGTCGGCCTGATTGTTTGGTACGTTGGCGTTGGTGCGAATGACGTGATCCAGCAAATCCACCGTGTCATCGGGAAGCGCGTAGGTGGGTTGACCTTGAGCCAGGGTGATGACGTTCTGCTCAAACGTCCACATGTTGACGCCCCGGTTGGCCCAGTCAGCGAACAACAGATTGAGACTACGGCGAGCAGTGCGCAGGTCGTAACCCGTGCGCAACTCAGAACCCGCACGCTCAAACGCTTCCTCAACAATTTCGTTGAGGTCAAGGTCAAAATTGGCTACGCCTGAAGTGGTCATCTAAATCTCGCAGTCTTCTTGGCAATGCCCTTGGGCTGCGCTACGAATTGCTTTCCGGCTTTTTTCCCAGCACGCTTTGCACGCGTTGTCGCAGCGTACTCAGAAGGGCTGAGACTTTTGATCGCAGCCTCTGGAAGGTATCTTTCACCCGTGTCAGAAGATCGTTTACCACTCTTCGTCCTCCATTTCTGGGCAGTCCAATCCTTGAGCGACTGCTGCGGGTTTTTCATGTCAGTACATCTTCCCGCGAGTCTTACCACGCTTAGCGCATCCGTCGGCACGGGAGGATGCGGAAGAAACCTTGCCGCCTTTCTTGAAAGGACTGCTTTGTTCTTCGACTGGACTTGAAGCCTGCGGCTGGATATTGAATGTCTGACTGACTCCCGCAGCGCCCGACTCCGAACCGCTCTGTGGCTGATTCAAAGAAAACGGGTATGTCGGCTGATGAGGCGCATCAATCTCGCCGCCCAACGCGTATTTCTTTCTAGCCACGATACCCTCCGCCCTTTTCCTTGTACCTCTTTGCCAGAAGCTGCGCTTTTCTCGCGCTCCACTGGCCTGCCGCAGTGCCCTGCACCGCCTGAGACTTGATGGACTCAAACAGGGACTTGCGCATCCCGGGCTTGGTGTAGACGCCTGCCGCGTTGACCTTGGATTTGGTCTTGCCGCCTTCGGCATACTGATCAAAATCAGTATCGTCCCTACGCGCTTTGCGTTTGGCTTTAGGCATCTTGGAGGGGGAGATGGCCCCCATCCCACGGCTGGCCATCATGGTTACACCATCTTCCCGCGAGTCTTGCCGCGTTGAGCGCAACCGTCAGCCCGAGAAGATGCGGAAGAAATTTTTCCGCCTTTGGCTTTTTTCTTTGCTTTATCCGAGTCCTCGCCAAAAGATTCAACCGTTACATAGTTGCCTTCTCTAGAGGTCTTCATCCCTTTACGTTGAAGTCCGGCATTAAGTTGGGACATGAGGTCGCCCATAGCGGAACTTGATCGCTTAGACTTTTCCATCTTGGCAAAGTCTTCCGGCATCAAATCACGCGGCAAAGATTCACCTTCAGGCGTCTTGTACTTGCCCATCTTCTCAGCAGTAAAAACGTCCCGATCAGCTTTTTCCCGCTCTTTGCGCTCAATCTCCGCCATTTGCTTGGCGGTGGGGGGAACAGTAAGCCCCCGTCCTGCTCCTGCTTCAGCCATGATGGCCTCCTAAATCAGCACTTGCCGCCGTACTTCATGCCCACCGGCTTGCTGCCCGACATCTTGACCATCGCGCCCTTGGTCTTACCCTTGGAAGCCACACCATCGCGGCTCGGGGCAGCGGTACGAACCGAGCCCATCTTGGCAGTCGTGATGCCACCAGAGGCCATCTTCTTGACGTTGCCGCCATTCTTCAGAGCAGGCTTTGGACGAGCATCGGGACGGGGAGTTGGGCCGGAACCGGGACGATTACCAGCGCCGGGACGGCTGCCGGGAGGCAACTTGTTTGTTGCGCCTGTGCTGAAGCCACCCGGCTTGCCAAATCCGCCCGTGTACTCACCCGTGCGAGAAGGCATGCTGGAAATACCGCTCGTGTTGCGGGTCGGCGTGTTGGAGGCTGGCATACTGGAAATGCCACCCTTGCTTGGCACTTTACTAAACTTGTCAAGATTAGTAAAACCACCCGTGTCACGGGCGGGCATATTGGAGACGCCACCAAAGGCCATCTTCTTCTTGCCCTTCATCTCTGCCATCTCATGCTTGAGCATGGATTTGGGAGCGCCCTTCTTCTTCATAAAGGCAATCTCTTTACCCATCATTTTCTTAGATTCAGCCATTTCGCCACCTTTTGCAAATAGAGCCGATTTGCCGTGGTCGGTTTTCGGCTTGTTGATACCCTGACGGTCAGGACGACTGCCAGACCCAAACTTACGGCCTTTGTCGGCCTTCATGAACTCTTCGCCCACGGACTGTGGGATTCCGGTCTTTTTGGCAAACGACGGATTGTTGGCCACCGCTGCCATGAAATTGTGCTGCTTTTTGCTGACGCTAGGCATCGCCGTTTCTCCGCCTGCGGATCAACTCAAAAAACGTTTTGCCAGTCACCATCTCCGCAATCCGCATCAGTGTCCAGATGGCACCGATGAGACCAAATATGGGAGTAAGCAACTGCAAGAACGAAGTGATGGCCGCTAGTGCAGCCATGATGTCCAACGTATGCTTAATGGTGTCGTGATGCTGGCCCATGTCAGTACATCTTGCACTTTGTTTTGCCCTTGGAGACGATGCCGTCAGCCCGCTTGGAGACTGAAGAAGTCATGCCACCTTTGGCCCGCTTGACCGGCATAGCCGCTTTTTTTGCAGCGTCTGCTGCGGCGCGTTGTTGGGCTAACTGGGTGGTGTAGGAAGTGTTTGGGTTGTACGTTCCGGCGGTATAGGTGCCTGTAGGAGCGCCGCGAGAACCTAACGAGCGGAACTTGGCCTCTTCCATTGCTTGATAGGCCCTGTAATTTTGGGCTTCGGGGCTACCAATTGGGAATTGTCTGCGCCCCGCCTGAACAGCACTGTATGCCGCATTATTGGCAAGCCTTCTTGCAAACTCTGGGTCTTCAGCGGCTCTGCGCGCTTGGCCCCTAAGAACAGGCGACGTTGTCGGTGGAGTCGGGCCACCCAAAGCCATTTTCTTTGTCTTCATGTCAGCAGTTCCATGCCCGAAGGCTCTTGTTGATACGGCTGTTCGGATCGTTGGCTGTCTTTGACGACGTGAGTTTCTTCTTCATGCCCTTCATACGGGCGCAGAAGGAGTCTCGGCGTGGGCCTCCCTCGGGCTGCGGGGCTTTGAGCCCCGGCTTGCCCGGATTGGCTGCGTTGTAAGAGGCACGCCCCTTGGCGTTCAGTCCGCCCTTGGGGTTCTTGCCTTCCTTGCGTTGCCATGCCGGAGACTTAGCCATAGTAGAGCGTCACGGCTGCGGCGCTTCCGGTATCGCAGAAGACGCCATTAAGAGCACGGATGCCTTCGCCAGGAATCACCACCGTGTGGCACCCCGCCGCCGTCACACCCAACTTCAACAAGACCGTGCCGGAAGCGGCAGAGGCGTTGTCGTAGAAGATGATCGGGTTGGCTCCCCCCGCAGTCACCGACACATATGCGCCCTTGATGCGCACAGGGTAGGCAACCATTGCCGCATCACTTTCGGTGTATGCGGCCTTAACGTCATATTGCATTGTCATTCTGCTGTTCCAGTTCTGGCTGCTCCAATTGCTGAAGCAGGTGGTCAAGCATGTCGATTGCGCCGTTAGCCTGCTGGATCATGTTCAGAAGCTCTTGACGCTTGGCCACAGCGTTCTGCCTAAGCTCCAGCAGGGACTCCTTGGTCAGCCCCATCAAGTGATCTGCCCGCTGTACAGGGGCAGATAGTAGGTCGTTGCACCCACCTTGCACTTCAGCGTAGCCGCAGCACTGGCCAGCGTGGTGCCGGTAGTCAGCAACTTGCCCGAACCCGCCGTCAAACCTTGCAGGTTGAACAGGAACGCATTGGAGTCCACCGCAGCCACATTGGCACCTTGAGTGGAGATGTACATAAACGCCGTGGCAGTGCCGGTAGAAGCACTGGCCGGAGCATTCAGTTCAATCTCAACAGGAGCGTAGTTACCCGACGAAGTACCGGCAGACAGAGTCATCTCAGCCACAAAAGCCGAACCCAGACCCGTGGTGCGACCCGCCGCGCCGTAAGTAACTTCAGCCTTCAGGGCGTTGGAGAAACTGCCCAGAGCCACATTGGTGCTCATAGCAAATTTGGAACGTCCACCGTCAGCGCCAGCGCCAGTCATCGTGGTGTCCACGACCAGCGGCTGATAAGTGCCGCTCGTTGCAGCGTTGGTGGTGGTAATCGTGTTGCCACCAGAAGTGATGGTCAACGTGCCAATGAAGCTGCCCTCAAATCCATTGTTGGATTTGACTGGGCCCGTGAAAGTAGTGCGCGCCATTGAAGGCTCCTCTTTTGCGCTTGCTGTCTGTGAGGTCAGTCCGCCAAGCCGGTCAGCAAGCAATGTGGGTTCTTGGACTTACCGAGTTTATACACCCGTCAAACGAAAAAGAAAAGGGGGTAACCCATTGCTGAGTTACCCCCAAAAGTACGCATGCCCTCATGCGTCCTAAATCAAGCTCCGGGCGATCCCCACATACCAAGGGGATCAGACCAGCCGAACGAATAACGCTCGCGGGCCTTGTACCGCACGTTGCCGGTGTCGAAGTCGCCGTCCATAGACGTAGACATCGCCACACGCTCAAAGTGCTTCATGCCGTTGGGCACATCCGTGGTCAGGAACCAAGCGTTGACATCGGTCAAGAAGTGGTTGACCGTGAAGCCACCGGGGATAGCGCCCATCTGCTTGATAGCGTTGATGTCGTTATCGGCGGTAGCCACGCGCAGTTCCGTATCCAGCAGACGCTTGGCCGTGAACATCAGAGCAGGCGGGATCACCAGCTTGATGGGCTTGGCAGCGATCAGCAGACCACGCTCGTCCGTCCATGCAGCAATCTGAATGACGGCATTCTCAAGAGAAGTCTCATTCAGGTCAACACCAGTGGTCGGGCTGTTGTAGTTCACGCCGCCGGAAATCAGCGGGTGTCCCACACGCGTGTTGGAACTGTTGTTACCAAACAGCGTGACGCCGTCACCGCCCAGATAAGCGCCGTTGAAGCCGTTGTTGAGGACGGCAGCGGCCTTGACCTGCTTGGTGTAAGCCATAGCGCGAGCAAGCGCCTTGGTGTACCGGGCAGACAGGCTGTCATACAGATTGTCTTCCACGGCTTCCTCGGTGATCGAGAAACCAAGGGCGATAGTCTCGTGGTTGTAACGAGCGGTGAAGGCTTCCTGCGCATTGTCATACGCGATGGCCTGACCTTCGTTCTTCACCGGAGCGGCGTTGAAGCCTGCCAGTTTGGTTTCTTCTTCAAAGGAACGCTCAGACTTTTCAGTCTCGTAGATTTCCTTGTGCTCTTCGCCGTAGCGAGCGTACTCCATGCCAAAGAGGGCATTAAGACCCGGCAGGAGTTCCTTCAGTAGTTGGGCACGAGAAATTGCCATTTTGAATTACTCCTTAGGTCGTGGTGCCAGTGGCGTTCGTGTACGAATGCTGGGCGATATTGAACTTCACCAGCACGTCAGTGAAGGCGTCGCCAACGGTCGAGAACGGGCCGTTGACAAAACCAACCAGACGGAAACCTGCGGTTCCAGCCTGAGACGTGGCACTCAGCGCAGACAGCGAGTTGCCCGTGGTGGTGGAGCCACCCGTGCCGCTCGTGCCGCTTTGAGCGGCGGCGAAGAACATGTTTTGACCCAGTTGAGTCTGCGTCACCGAGCCATCGGCCTGAGCCTGGAACACAGCGCGGTCGTCGTCCACGATGTATGCCACGGCGCTCACCGAGTTGGCGGGGTAATACTGACTGAACACCGTCTGACCTTGGGTATTGACGTACGAGCAACCCACGAAGACACCAATGGTGCCTGCGGGAAACGCGTCGCCAGTGCCGCCAGTCTCGGTGACAAGCTGGATATAGCCGTCGGTGTGAATCTTCACAACTTGGCCGAAGTAGAGGTTGGTGTTGTAGCCAGCCGGATTAATCAGGAACTGACGCGTCTCCCCAGCGTAGGGAAGTCCGTCAACCCGATTAACAGGCTTTAGGCCGTAAGGGGTTTCAGTAGCTGCCATTTGTAACTCCTGTTACTTTGAACCAGAACCAAATCCACCTCCGCGCGTCGTACTGGACTTGCGATCCGAGAACAACGGCATCCGTGGGTCATTGTTTCGCATGAAGTGGTTGTCCACTGAGTCCATCTGGGCTTGTGCTTGTTTGCCGTAATACTCATCCCGGGAACGCGCCAACTCAGCAGGCATCTTGCAAAGCATGAGCCCACCAATTTCCACGTTTCCAGTCTTTTCATTACCAGCAAGCATAAGTTCCGGATGGTCAACCGCCTTAACCGGCTCCCACCCCTCACGCATCTTCTTAGACACGTTGGTGGGGTCTTGCTGACCCAGGACGTGCGTCGCAATCCAGCGATACACATAGCCCGGCTCAGGAGTCGGATCAGGCAGCATGCTCGATGGTGTGTACACCGTACGAGCAGATTTTTCGCGTGATGTCAGGTCACGAGGGGTGCGGTTTTGTTCAGCCATTTTGATTCTCCAGTTTCATCATTTCAGCAGCGTAGCGTTTCGGATCAATGTTGAGCTTCTTTGCAAGGGCTACTTGCGTAGGCGTCAACTGAATCTTTTTTGCGCCCGACGAACGAGTCGCGGGTGCCACCACAGCGGCTGGTTTTTTGACCGGAGTCTCAACCGCGTTCGGCCTGTCTTCGTTACCACCGAACAACTCGGGGAACTTTGACTTCATGCGACCATCAATCTGGTCGAAATACTCGTTGGAGCGAGGGTCTACACCCCCGGTGACTAGCTTCTGGTGCAGCCCTAGTGCATAGCTGGTGTATTCCTCAAACCCAGGCTGTCCAAACCACTGGTTTTTTGCCTGCCAGCGCAGTGACTTTTCGTCTGGTTGAACCTGAGATTGCGGTTGTTGTTGAGTTTGTACAGGAATTTCTGTGGTTTGTAAAGCCTGTGGCCTGAACCTTTTGGCTTCTTCAACCTTCCACTTTGCTTCCGCCAAGGCTTCCTGGGCCTCAATAATGGCGTCAGTATCAAAGGATTCCTGTGCTTCCTTGAGCTTACGGCGAGCCCCTTCCAGTTCCGTTTCAGCTTCCTTGCGGGCGCTGGTAACCAGAACTTCCTGACCCTCGTTGTAGCTCTGCTTGAGTTTGTTGTTCTCAGAGATGAGATGCTGTGCAAGACGCTCAAGCTCGACTTTTTCCCGTTCAATGGCTTCCTTGCGCCGCCGCTCATCGTGGCGGGCATGGGTCAGTTCCTTGATCCGAGACTTGACCTTGTCCGAATAGGATTCAATTTCCTCATCGGTGGGGTCAAGAACTTCTCTGTCCAGAGGCTTGCGACCCCGGTCTTTCTCGGGGGTATCGTCAACGATCTCAATCTCGACATCGTCTGACGCCGCAGCCTGCTGATTAACTTCTTCCTTCTCGTCAGGGAACTTGAAGTCTTCGTTTTCATTAGCCATGTTTCACTCCTTTCAAGCGCGGGTGAATCCGCGAGGGTCTTGCACAATACCGTCCACTTGGTCATCATTGATCAAGCGGAACTCCTTACCGAAGATTTTGAACCTAGTGCCGGAGTAAGTCCTCACTAGCACAAAATCTCCCGGTTTACACCAAGGCCCCGTCGGGAACCGAGTGTCATCCTTGTAAGCGGAAGGGCCCACCTTGAGGACAAACAACACCGTGGTGGCGTGTTCTTCCTGCCTCATGTAGGTGTCTGCCTTGATAAGGCTGGAGTTCTCAAAGGTCTGAGACACGTCCGGCACGATGC